GCTATTGATCCTGCGACTGGTGTGAAAATAGTTCTGGCGGCTGATATAGCAGCGCTTGCGAAAGCATTTGATGATCTTCTTTACCCGGATGCCGGACGTACATTACTCATGAGCCCTCAGGCTATCTGGAGTCTGATCAATAATGATCCTAAGCTGACTCAGCAATTCGGTTTTCAGGCTAATCTTGGAAGCATACCGGGAGTGATCAATGACTATTATGGTTTTAAGATCCGGAAGTATGTCTATGTGCCGACATATCGCCTCGTGGGTGGTATCTGGACAAAGAACGCAATGGGCGCTACTCCTGTAGTCGGTACTGACTTCAAGGGTGCAATAGCCTATATCGCTAAGAATGGTATCGTCAGGGCTTGGGGTTCTGTAGAGTTCTTCTCTCAGATGAACGAGCCAACCTATCAGGCTGATATGGTCAGCTACGCGGTGCGTGCTATCGCTAGGGCTAAACAGCAGGCGAGGATAGGTGTGATCCTTCAGACTACATAAGAAAACACTAAAAAGGGGATGGAGGTGTCCTGTGTCCATGCAGGCCCTCCTAATTTTTAAATCATTCATCAACGCAAAAAAATCTTTTATGTCAAAATCAAAACTGCCGATACCTCCTAAACATAAAGCCACTGCACTGACTGTGGCTAAGGGAACCGGACAAAACAAGGTGTACATCACCGAAGATGGTCACGCATACATAGAGTCAAACAAGGCTCTCCTGGAGTACCACTGCCGCACCAATGGCAAAACATACTGGGAGGTAGAAGCTGAGCCGGAGACTGTCGCTACTGAGAAAACCGAAAAGGAAGAAAAGGTTCTCGCTGAGGACAAAACGGTAAAGACCGAAACCAAAGTGCCTGAGTCTGCCATATCCGCTGAGGATGCTAAGAAGATGGCTGAAGCTGCCGGTTCCGCTGGCGCTAATACTGAGCTGATCGAAAAGCTCAAAGGCCTCACCGTAGAGAAACTCGCTGCCCTGACTAAGGATGTGCTGAAGGGTTATGCTGATGCGCTTAGCATCACTGTAGCTGATACAGATACCAAGCCTGTCATAGCCGAGGCCATACTCAAAGTAGTAAACGCCTAAATAGGAAACCTTAGAAATATCCAACCGTTGCCCCGCCATTGTGCGGGGTTTTCGGGTGAAAGGAATTCAATTTTAAACGGGCTTTAAAGCCATATTCATTCAAATCAAAACTACCTCATGGCACTACCTGAAGTAAACATAAGAAGAGCACCCGGTCTCGGTCGCCAAACACCAAACGTAGATAATGTGTCAAGTCTGATCTGTGGCGGTGTAGCCACTACAGGCGCTGGTGGTACACAGGCGCTGGCTATCGGACAGATCGTACAGCTCAATTCAATACTGGACGCTCAGGGCTATGGCCTCAATGATGCCTATGACGCCGCTAACAGCATACTGGTATATCATCACATCAAACGCTTTTTCAAACGCTGTCCTTCAGCTACGCTGTATCTGGTGCTGATGCCTCAACGTATAGCGCCTGTCGTAGCTGTGAGTGCCACAGTCGATTTTGAGATCACAGTAGCTGTCAACGGCTCCCACTGGTCAGCGGCCATAAATACACTCGCACTGGTCGGCGCACCTGTCGCGCTGTCGACCACATCTACCTCCAGTCAGGCAGTTGATATTGTCGATGCGATCAATGCCTACACCGGCACATCCGGATGTACGGCCAATGCCACAGGCAGCGGATTTACCGTGACCCTGCCGTCAGCTCTCGGCGCGACGCTCAATACAGTAGTGCCGGTGATCACCGAGACCGGTGGCACTACCTCTACAGCTACGGCCGCGACAGGAGGTGTGACAGGCGTGACAGGCGGAGCGGTCAAGCTCTCCGATATGCTGGATATCACCAACGAGTACGCTGCCTATATGCTCCGCTCTGTATTGAGCACCAGAGCAGCCGCTAAGCTTCAGGGGGGCATTCGCCAGCTGGGTGCTGTACTCAACCCTGATGCAGCCGCGTTGGCCGCTGAGACTGCCGTGTCGGGCCTGTCTGATGATACCTCACTGGCGGTGGCTAAAGCACAGGCCCTCGCCGATTATGCTTACGCTGCATTCTATCCTGTAGATATCTTAGTTGAAGGCCGTTATTTCAACGCCACCCCTACTGCCGCCATCAATGCGCGTGGCCTCGGGTCGGGTCAAGTCTCGCTTGTGATAGGTGCTGACCCCGCCATCTCTACCATAGATATCGGTGGCGACCATCCTTATCAGCACTATGCAGCTGTAGGCGACGCGCTCGGCTGCATGGCGCAGTGTAAAGTAGACGAGTCAATCGGCAATACGAGCCTTAACCTCACAGATACTGCGGACGGCAGTTTTGTGACAGCGGGATTGTCCAGCGGATTGGGTATAGACAACTACAGCGCAGGTGTAGTTGTTGGCGGTCGCGTTGTCACCGGCCTTGATACGCTCTATGACAAGGGTTATATCATACCGAGGATCATACCGGGACTGGATGGCATCTACTGGGGCGGTGGCCCTACATGTACCGCTATCGATCAGGATGACGCATGGAGCGAAGATAGCAGGACGCTCAATAAGGCCTCCATCTATGTCCGCAGGTCATTCCTGAAGGAGATCAATGCTACTGTGCCGGTGGGACCTAATGGCGCGATACTGCCGACCAAGGTCGCACAGCTTCAGGATGCTGCCGAGAAGATGCTGGATCAGTACATGGCGGGTGAGATCAGCGGCAGAAAGGTCACCATCACCACTACCGATGTGAACGGCAATCCGATCAACTTCGTGCAGAGCGGCGAGATTATTCCATATGTCGCACTGATCGAAATCAACGGTGTGGCGCGCAGCATTGATGGCACTATATCACTCGTTAGCTCATTGTCTTAATCAAATTTCGCAAGCAAATAAAAATCACTCTATATGGTCGAACAACAATTAGTAAACGGTAATGCATATGATTGGGTCAGCATTACGATCTCTCTCCTCGGTAATGAGGCAGTGGCAGGAGTCGCCAGCATCACCTATAAGGATAAGCAGGAGAAGAAGGATAACTACTACTCAGGCAAGTTTCCTACCAGCCGTGGCCGTGGTCAGGTGAAATATGAGGCATCTATCGAGCTGGAGGAGGTCGAGATCAGGAGGATACTCACGCGCGCCAATGTCAACGGCCTGAAAGATGTCCCGCCGTTCACGATAGTCGTCAGTTATCTGCCTGAGGGGGCTGTGGTGCCGGTCATTGATATCATCACATTTGCAGAGTTCACAGGTCAGAGCGTCGAGACCAAGGCAGGCGATACAGGCCTCGCGCAAAAATGCGAACTGATCATCGCCGGTATCAAATGGGGCAAGGTAGCGGCTTAATCATTTTCAAACCAAAATCAATATACAATCATGGACAAGACAGAAAAATTACCTGGTGGGGCCACAGTAGAGCAGCTTAAAGACTGGAAGGAAAAATATGGTGAGGTCTTTCTCGTATCCGTCACAGATCGCAGTGGCAAGCTGATAGAAGGCATATTCAGAAAGCCTAACATGGCTGAGTTTTCTAAGGCTGTCAAATTCCTCTCTCCTGATCCTAGTGACCCGACGCCTAAAGACCCTACCGATAACGATGGTAATCCACTGCTCGGTGAGGACGGCAAACCTGTCAAGGCATCAGGCTTCCCGCGTGATATGATGAGAGCTGGCACGATCTATTATCTGGCTTGCAGACTCGCAGTCGATCCGGAGATGGATAAAGATGAGGAGGTCAAGGCGGGAGTATGTATTCAGCTGGTCAAACAATTCAAACCGATTGAGGCGACCATAAAAAACTTGTAGCAGCCTCGCGGATAGACCCGCGCGATGGCTATGACGAAATCACCAAGGGCTTTGCCCAGATAGAAGCCGTATTCGGCTACACTCCAGCCCAGATACTCGACGAAGAGCACTGGGCTGAATTGTATAACAAGGCGATGTGGGTCAATAGGGAAAGGATTAAAAATACGGCGGTCATGCTTGCCAGATTATTCGGCGCTAAAGAAAAATAACATGTCAGTTACTTCAGGAGTAGATTATCAGATACGGGTACCAGCCATCGGCCTCAATGAGTTCGATGCTGTCGCGCGTAGTATAGCTGGTCTCACTCGCAGCATTGGCGAAGCATCTAAAAGCATAGACCAGATCGCCGCGCAGCTGAACCGTACTGGTCAGGGCCTGCAATCCGCAGCCGGAGGCGCGCAGCACTTTCAGACTCAGATGCACGGCATGTCTGCCAGCACTGAGGAGGCTCACGGCAGTATCGGTATGCTCACCGAGGGTCTCGGCGAAATGGCCGCAGCGGTCGGCATCGCATTCAGTGTGGAGAAGGTGGTAGAGTGGGGCAATAAGATTTTGGAGGTGACAGCAGAGTATCAGGGATTTCAAAACCGGATCAAGTTTGCCTCCATTGACACTGCTGATGCAGGAGCGAATATGGACTACCTGAGCAAGGTGGTCAAGGATATGCACCTCCCCGTCAAACAGGTGTTTGATGGTTTCTCTCAGATGGAGGGTGGCCTGAAAGGTACAGCCATACAGGGCGATAAGTTGCGTAATCTGTTTACAGGTGTTTCCGCTGCTGCGGCCTCGCTGCATCTCGGTGATGCAGAGCTACAGCGTACACTTTATGACTTTAAGGAGATCGGCGAGAGAGGGCTGTCTATGCGCTACGAGGCATCTCTGGCGGGTAATCTCCCCGGCATCAATGATGTAGTGCGCAAGACCTTTGGCAAATCCATGCATGAGCTTCAGCAGGCAGGTATGTCAGGTACTGACTTCCTCGCCAAGCTCGGCCCTGGTCTATTTGAGTATTTCAAATCGGGCCTTGCGAATTTCGGTAGCAGCCTTCAGGCATCTATCAATGATACTGCGAATGCTGTCTACCTGAAGCAAGTCGAGGTAGGCGAGAAGCTGGAAGGCTTCTATCTCGGTCTCATGAGTGATATGCGCGGCTTTGTTACTACAGCCGGAGATGCAGTGATTGAGAGTATTGACTTCATCGGGAACCACTTTGGTGATGTGCGCAATCAGATCAATGAAATGAGCATAGTGATGGCAAAATCACTCAGCAATATTGACACTGGAGCTATCCTCCATTCAGCAGGTGAGGTGTTCAATGAATACGTGCATAATATCTGGTCGGGTCTTAAACCATTGATAGAATCTATCTGGCAGTTTAAAGACCAGGCTATTGCTGTTTTCGGTTTTATTGGTCAGGCAGTCGGCGGCCTTATCAGAGGTCTTGGAGAGTATTTCGGTTTTGTATATAAAGTAATGGCGGGTGTCATAGATGTGCTACATACGGTTTATGTTATCCTTGATAAGCTTGGAATCATCGGTGAGGTGGTATCTGATTTTAAGTTCATAGGGGCAGTTCTGGAAGGCATGGGTAAAGAATTTGAGCGTATCTATAACGACTACATAAAGCCAATTTTAGACGCCATTAGCAAAGCATATCACATGGTCAAAGACCTTTTGGGTATAAAGGACTCAACCTTAAATGTAAAGTATGAGGCTCCTAAGGATACGTTCCCTTATGCACCAAATAATTTCGGGTTTGGCTGGAATGGAAAGGGAGAGCAGGCCATAGATCCGTTTGGCACAGCTGCCGAAACCAAAGGCAAGAATGACAATATCCTCGCCGAGACTCGCGGCGGTGTCAGCGCGGCTGGTGCTGGCAATCATGTCCGCAATGTGATCGTGACCATCGAGAAGTTTGTCGGCATAGAGAATATGACCTATGACCATGCCGTGCACAATACGCGCAAGATAGAGCAGGTTGTGTCAAACATGTTTACTAACAGCATACGCGATAGTGAGATCGCACTGGGACAGCAATAATGGAATATAGAATAGAAGTAGGGACGCTCTTAGGCATGGCTTTCGGCCAGCGCCTAAACCTGTATCAGCTTGATACAGATGCTAAGCAGCGTGTCGTTACCCTTCAGGCTGATGAGCAGGGTGAGGGTCTTGGCTTGTTGGGCCTGCCGGTGTTTCAGTCTGTAGTGTTCTCCGATCCTCAGGAGGCCAATGGCAAGGTGCTGAATCTCAATGACTGCCTCGTCGATATCTCCATGACCCGCAATATCGTAAAGACGCCTGTCGTAGGCCGTGACGGCACTGTCAAGGAGTTCATAAGCAATGGTGACTTTGATATCAGTATCAAGGGCCTCTTTATCAATCAGGCGCACCCTGATGTGATTCCACAGAAGCAAATTACAGAGGCGCTGAGGTGGTTTCAGAAAAACCGTTCTCTTCAGGTGTCAGGCAAGATATTTGACATCTTCAAAATATTC